CTTACAGTTATTGTGCAGTTTGCACTTACACCGCCCAAGACATGCTGATGCCAGCCCACTGCGCCGTTTGCCCTGTCGTATGTAAGGCCAACAAGCGTGCCATCAGTATGCACAAACCACAGGATAAGTTCTGGCTCTTGCTGCCAAACCATATCTGTAAGACCGCCACGCGCTACATGGTCTGCCAAAACGGTCAGATCAATTCCCAACAAACCGTCTGTATCAAGATCAAAGGTAATCTCTTTGACTTTTTCAGAACCCTTTTGCACAAGGATAGTGCTGTTTCCTGCACGCAATGGACGCACATTTGAGGTGCCAAAAGTTGTTTCTCTTAGCACGTTGACGTTGGTAGGTGTCACAGGCTCACTACCAGCACCACCAGACAAGGTAAACTCAGAGCTTGTAGTCAATATCTGCAAGAAACGCGCAGGTAACAAATGCTTGATGACATTCACCTGATCTGACGCAATCGTTACATTGATAGCTGCGTCATCTGTGGTGCCAGGAGTATGGTTCTCAAAATCTGCGCTTACAGAGCCAAAGATGGTCTGTGGCTGGGCTGTGGTGCCTGCGTAGTACAAACGCTGCTCATAGAAAGCCACAGCGCGAGGAAAGCCGTTTCTAATGCTGAACGCACCCCTTGACCATTTGGTTGTGCCATCTGTTGCATTTTTGGGCAGCACAAGGTTGTCTATAACACTGTTTGTCCCACTGTTCTGTACTACTGCCGTTGCTGTTGTTGCGTTAGTCACAGCAGTAATTTTTACAAAGCCAGTGCCATTGTGCTGAAACTGCCATGTATGATTGCCGTAAACTTCTGAACCTGAAAGGTGCACAGGGGCCTGTGCGCCAGTTGACTCACTAGAGCCAGCGTCTGTTTTCTTATAAACATTGCCGTTGTGATGCACGATATCATTTTGTGAGTATGTGTCACCAGTTGCCCACGCTGGGTGAGACACCTCAATGACATCACGGAATCTAAATATAGAACCAACATCTTTTGATGCGTCAAACAAATCGGCAGATGCAGTGAGCGTTACTGTGCCAGTGTTTGCATCTGATGTTATGGTTGTAGTCGTAGAGTTTTCATCCTCATACGGTCCATCAATAAAATCAATGTCAGATAACGTAAAGCTGGTTGCCGTTGTTCTGGTCAGCTTTGCTGGCTCATGGTCTTTGTGCGCAAGAAACAAAACGTCAGCAGACTGCACATGATTCAACTCAAACACCTGCGCTTCTGTGTAAGTAGTTGTAACTTCTACTATTTTTCCAACTGTGCCAGCGGAACTGTAAGCTGTAAACGCACTGCTGTTGATGCCGGAAAGCTGAAAAGTATTTGTTGTCGCGCCAGCTACGGTAAACTCTGTGTTGTTGATCTCTGTCATTCCAACAACGCCAGTGATGAATACCGTGTCACCGTTGGAAAAGCCGTGAGAGCTTGACGTTACGACTGCTGGATTTGCCTGCGTAACAGCCGTGATGTTTTTGGCAGTCTCAGTAAGTATGCCCTCGTCTTTGAAAAAGCGTATGTAGTTTTCACCAAACTCCAGCACATATGCTTGCTCATCACTAAACTCAAAGTTTACAAGGCGCACCTTGCCGCCAGCCTTTGACGCACCAGCAAAATAAGAACCAGGGCGGCGTGTAATGCCACCCTGTGGAAAACTTATCATGTTGGTAAGTTCTTTTGCCGCCTCGTTGTACTTTTGAAGATCAATACGGCCTTCAAGCCTTGGCGAAAACTCTCCAGCGCGAAAGTTCGTTATAATCGTTGATACACGCGCCATACTAGAACCTTATATTTATAAACTCATCTGCCCGTATTTGGTCTGGGAATCCTTCCATAGCATCCATGCTACGCGCTTCTTTTAGCCGTGCGTCATACAGCGCAACCATAGCCTGTGCCACACTGTTACTGCCTGTGATTGCATAGGCTGTCTCAGAGGCCAGACGATGCGCTATCGTAGATGAAAGCAGACTGTCAAACTGTTCTGGGTCAGTGACCCTAGATATATAGATAATCTTGCATGTGCTTTCGTTGCTTAGAACCCTGCGCCCCTCAATCTTGAACATGATGTTGCTATCATATGCGGATAGCTCATTGTCTACGTTTGTATTCCAAAACGACAACACGCGCAGACAAAACGGATCTGAAGGTAAGTTATATTGAAAGTTGAAGCCAAAAGCTGGCGCNTCACTGTTNTGTGCAAGCGTTGCTCTTGTGATCGCGCAGTTCCAAGGATGCGCACGCAACACTGAGTCTCTTACAGTTTCAAACCTGCGNTTACACAATCTTGCTTCTTTAGAGTTTTCTGTGAGGGCAGTGATAGTNGCGGCACCCAACAAATCCATTGCCTCGTTACAAATATCCACAACCGATGGCATGTCACCCTCCAGAGAAGAAGGGGCGTTGCCGCCCCCTCTGTTGTTTAGTTGACAACGTACTCAATCACGAATGAAAGATCACCTGCCGTATCACCTGCCGCATCGAACAAAAGGCCGATGAAAAGGTAGCCACCTGGATCTGATGACTGCCCTGCATCTTCCCATATTCGTTGACCAAGCAGGTTGATGTTACGCGCTTCAAACGTGACATCAGTACCAACACCACCTACAGCACCGCGTAGGTCAGTGATTGCAGATGCGTAGGCATCATCATCAAGCGCGGTAAATGTACCGTCACTCTCTGAATAAATGCCAACATCGCAAGTGTTGGTTGTGCCAGAGTCGAGGTCATCATTGAAAAGTTTGATGCTCACGATCCCTGCGTTTGAAGGAATAGGCGCAAGCATCACTGTGTCTGTTGCTGAAAGATCTCCAGCAGCCAGTGCGATTGTACCCATTGCAACCCGCTTAGTGCCATGCAGAGTCCTAGATGGTGATGCCACCTGGGGCAGTGCTAGCAAGTTGGATACGAGAGTCGTATTTACATTAGCCATTTTCTACTCCTCTCTTAGTCTGGGGTTTCATCACAGAAGATTTGAACAACCTTTGACTCTTCCATGCGCACCGCTCCGATGCTCATGCAATAGTAAACTTGGGTTGCATATCCCTTGTCAGCACGTTCATCAATGCGTGCAGCAATGTCTTTACCGACACCAAGGGTCAAACCATCCTCAGCCCATGCAAAGCATGTTCTGATGTCGTTGCTGTCTACAGACAACCTATTGGTCATGATGAACTGGAAGCCCATAAAGGTATCCACATCACCCTGTACCAGAGCTTTGACTGTGTTGAAATCCGAGCTAGTAACCTGTGTTGTGCCAAGCAAATCTTCAATCTGCTTTGGCCCTACAGCAATGTAGCGTGGGATTGATGGGTCAACATCATTGAGGTCCATCTTACGCTTTGCTTCTGTGAGCTTGGCGATAGTCAGGCCATCGTTTGATGAGGATGAACCAACAGAGTTGGCTGTTGCATCCAGTGTTGCACTGCCAGATCCAGTCTCACCAGTAGAGGCTGTGCCTGTGGCGGCAGTAATAATCACATCGTCCATCGCACGACCCATAGCAGCGGCTGCTGCCTGTGCATAAGATGATGTTGGATCAATAAGCATACGCACTTTGTCCTGATCGTCGATCAGATCTGCATACTCATAATCCGCTAGGGAAAGACGCCGCCTCGCATGAGGTGTGTCCATTTGTGGTGTATCGGCGTGACGGCTGCTACGCAGGGCAGCAGTTGCNACTCCGATTTGGTCTATGAAGGCATTTTTACCAACAACATTCTCAATTCGCACCGCATCACGCAGACGAGAACCCATCTGCTGTGATAGCATCTGCACGTTTGCAGAATACTGTTGCACAAATGCCGTAGTTACTTGAGTAGACATTAGCCTACCTCCTGTTCTACGTTGACATTTACACTAATCGCGGCGTGCTACCCTTTCGGACACTCCTAGCTTTTTTGCCAGCATCGGGCTTTCGTCTTTCCGAATTGTCAGCAGGACGGTCCTCACCGCTACCCTGCACGACCCACTTGTAATACTTTTCTGCAAGTTGGTCAGGTTCCATCATATCACGTTGTGTACCAAACTCAATGGCAATACGCAAACACTCTAAACGCAAGTCTATTTCCTCTTGTTCAGTCATGTATCATGCTCATCAGTTCTGATACACGTGCAATGGCACGCTCACGCGCCACAACATTCTTTCTGTCTGTGTATTCTGGTGAACGCATGATTGCATCCACTTCTGCTTGTGCTTGTTGCCTTGTCATTACATTTGCCATAGCTGGCTCTGCAATAGAGTCCTCACTTGTCACTGTCTTTTTGAAATCGGCTATAGCAGCAAACACTTTGACAAACGCAGGATGATTGCCAACCTTTGTGCCATCAGCTAGGTCCATCCCAAGCACGCCATCACCATCGAACTCTTTGATAGCTGACTGTGCAGCCTGTAACTTGGTATCATATGCTTGACCCCACTCTTGACGTAGTGATGCCTCTGTCTGCTCTGCCTGTTCTTTCATGGCAACCTGCATACCTTCAGCAGAGTTTGATGCTTCCGACAGATAGTAATTTAAAATACCAGTTGCTTGGTCTGGCGTAAGACGCAGAGCGTGTGCAGCTTCCTTAAATCTTGTTGTGTCATCTTCTGTAAGAATGTTGCCATCAGCTTGTATGGCATATCCGTCTGGCTGTTCTGGCCTACCCAAACGTCCAAAGATATTGTCCAAGTCCTCATCTGTGGGGTTTGCTGGCAATGGCAGTTTATCGGTGCCGATCAAACGCTGTGCGTTAATGTATGAACGTGCCAGGTTTGGCACATCTTTGATTGGTGATAGGCTTGGGTGATCCCTCAGTTCTTCTGGAACCAAACTCAAGAAGTCGTTACCAGACCCGCCTTGCGCTACCTCTGCTGGTGTTTCCAGCGTTGGCAACTCAGGCTGGGCTACCTGTTCAGCTACTTGTTCTGACATTTATTCCTCTTTCATCATGTTGTGAA